GCACTAGGCCAGTTCAGCGGCGTCGCTCGCGGGGCTGTCACTGGCAACGGTGACGCCGCGTTCGCGTTCCGTCGGTTGGGCGTCAACGTGCGTGACGCGAACCGCCAGCTACGCCCGACGGGTCAACTCATGGCAGAAGCAAGCGTGCAAGTCGCGCGCATTGCCAACCCGCTCACACGCGCCCGTGTGGCCACGCAGTTGTTTGGTGACTCATACCGACAGCTAATGCCTATCTTTGAGCGTGGTGGCACTGCGATGGCGGCACTGCGCGACGAAGCCGCGGACCTTGCTGGCGAAGAACTGAACGAACTGGCCGCGAAGTCTCGCGAGGTCCGTGGCGAACAAGCCCGCTTCAAGCTGGCCACCGACGCGCTGTCTACATCCCTGGCACTGACACTACTGCCGGTGTTCCGGTTCGTGATGAACGTGACCACGGGTGTCATTCGCGACTTCAAGAAGTGGACTGACCAGAACTACGCTTTGCAGTCAAGCGTAGAAGTGCTCGGGTTCATCTTCGTCGCGATCATGGCCAAGATGGGCATTGCCGCGGTTCAAGCGTTCGCCCCTGCCATCATTGCAGCCGCACCGTTCATTCTGGCCATCGGCGCAATCATCCTGCTTGTGGATGAACTGCACGCACTGTTCAGCGGCGGTCACTCCATCATCGGTGATTGGTTGGATGCCATCGGCGGTGCTGGCACTGCGCAGAGTGCCGTTGTGATGTTGAAGGAAGCTTACGAGGGGGTGATTGAAGCGGTCTCGCAAGCCATCGCGACTATTGCCCGCTTCGGTTCCGCCGTCGCAGACAGCGCCCCGGTGCAAGCACTGTTGCGGGCGGCTGGTGTCGTTGACCGTGACAGCCCGCGCAGGGGTGGCCCGCGGTTGGGTCAGGGCATGGATGACGGGCGACGCACGAACGTGCGCGGCGTGCAAGCCCCTGGTGACCGGTCGAACGTGTCGGCCAGTGCTGAGGCTGACAGGGCCGCTTCTGCGGCGGTTGCGGCGATCACCCGTAGGAACACCGGGGTCAACGGCGGAAGGGCCGCTGTAGGGCCGTCCAGCCCCCTTGCCGGGGGTCGCGGGGTGACAGACGTGCGGGTCACTCAGAACGTGGGTGGCATCACGGTCAACGCCACCCCTGGGATGGATGTTGAAGCGGTGGGCAACCACGTACACCAGCGGTTGCGCGATGAGAGCGCAGAGAACATCCGGCAAGCGCGGAACGTGCTGGTTCCGGTCGTACAAAGCCAACGGTGACCCATGGCTCTTGAACTGACATGGGCAGAAGTAGACGGTGAAGTCAAGACGCTCGACGTTGATGCGTTGATGCGCGAGGGCAACACCGGTACTTCGGAACTGACAGAGAACCCGATTGAACTCGGGGCCGATGTCACTGACCACATCCGTGACAAGTCAGACGCACTCACACTCGAGTTTGTCATCACGAACACACCGCTTCGTGTTCCGACTTCGCACATGCAGGGCATCACCGGCAGTGTGCGCAAGGTCGATACGAAAAACGGCAACGTGGTGGCACTCGCGTTTGATTCTCAGTTTGACCGCGTGAAAGCCGTTTATGATGACCTGTCGCGCGTGCGCAAGGCGGGTCTGTTGTGGCGCATCGAAAGCCCGGTGAGAGTCTATGAAGACTTCTTGATTGAAACACTGGCCTACGCCCGAGACAACAAGACAGGCGACGCGGCTACGTTCATCTTGGGCATGAAGCGCGCGAGGTTCGTTTCTACGCGCGTGGTGGCCATCCCGCGTCGCCGACGTACTCGGCCCACGGTCAACACCGGTACGCAGGCGACTAGACCGCCCCGCGACTCGATTGGCTGGCGGTTGTTCAACCGGCTATCACAAGACTGATAGTGTCACAGACACCGAAGGAACTCGAATGTCAAACATCACAGACATGGCATCCCTTGTCGCCGCGGAGGATGCCGCCGCGGGTCTGAACGAGTCTTGGTACAAGGGCTCTATTGCGTGCGCTGCGAACGTGGTGTCATCGCTGTGGACCGCCAACGGCAACCCCGGTGCGGGTGCGGCTGCGGGTTCCAATGACGGCGCGATCTGTACGAAGGCAGACGCAGGGGCGTTCACGCGGTTGGCCAATGCCGGTGCCGGTGTCAATCACATCCTGTTGATTGAGGCGCTTGGCGCCAACATCGGAACGGTGATGCTGTATGACCGCCTGTGGCACTCGTCGGGCCACAACGGTACCACCCTCGGCCCAACCTCGTTCACACAACCCGCACTGACCCGGTACACGGGCGGTGAAGGTGTTGAATGCTGGCTTGATGTGTATACCGCAATCGGTTCTACGTCTCGCACGGCAACAATCAGCTTCACACACCCCGTCTCGGGTGCGGGTCAGTCTGCAACCGTAGCGACCATCGCGTCGCAAGCCGCAGGGCAGTGCGTGCGGTTCACGGGCGCTGCAACAGACGCGATTGTGTCTGTGCAGTCCGTTGGGCTCAGTGCCAGCACTGGCACGGCTGGCAACTACGGTCTGACCCTGCGCAAGCTACTTGCGATGGTCCCCCTTGCCGGGCCGGTTGGCGGGCGCGTGGATGCCCTGCGCAACGCACTGCGCCGGGTGTCCGCTGATGCGTGTCTTGAATTGCTCGTGATGCCCAACACGACAACCACGGGTCAGCTTGGCGGTTCGCTGGTGGTGGGCTGATGACCACTATCGACACCGCAACGGGTTCGGTCGATCCCGGCCCGTTCGTGAACTACGAAAGCAAGAACTACGTTTTGCCGCTGTTGCTCCGCATGTTTCAAGGTCTCAACACGGGTGACTTTGAGATCAAGCGGACCAGCGACGGTATCACTTACACCAACGCAGGAAACAACATCACGAACTGTCTTAGCACCACTGGTGACTATGCGAACGATGATAGCGACCCTGCGTACGCCCGCATCGCGGGCTCACTGGCGAACACAGGTGCGGTAGTCTTCATCGGCCCGCGAGGTAAGACGTACGCCGATGTTGACTATTGGGAACTGTGCTTCCGCCGGGCGAACACAGCTTCCGGGTTGGGTCTCACTGGCATCATGGGTGCCATCCCGTTGACGGTCAGCGTCTCGTGCAACGGCGGTTGGAACAACATTAGTTCCGCTCTCGCGATGCCCACTCCGCGCACCGCTGGAGACCCGGTTACACGGATTGATGGCACGTTCGGCATTGACGAACTGATGGCCCTAAACGGGTTCGTCACCAGCGGGGAGACCACTGCGCCGGGCGCCGGGTTCACCATCCACATCAAGGGCGGTGAACAGGTGTTGTTCTCGCTCCGCATTGATTGGGTGCAACACGACACGCTTGACCGTCTGAGTTCGGACGTTGCCAAGCGAGACCTGTATCACCCGACCGTCACGGTTGAAGGTTGGGCGGCTAATCAGCCGTGCGTGGCAGAGTACATGGCGCAAGCCACCCTGACAGACTTGCCGCTCGCAAACGGCGGCATCGGGGCGTGTACACGGTTCGGTAACGGGCTGACCACCACGTGTGTTGCCGTACCGTGGGCGCTGGTTGGCTTCGTCCCCGCGAGCGGCAACACTGCGGGTAGCCGCATCGGAAAGAACACCATCAGCGGTAATGAGCCGTTGAACCCTCACTGTTACATTCGCCCCGGTGGCGTTGGGTCCGCTCGCGGCGCGGGTCAGAAAGGTGTGGGCTCTCACTTCTGGTTCGCTGGTGAAGCACACACGTTCGGTGACACCCCGTACATCACATCGCCGGGAGATCGCCCGTACTTCTGTGCGCGTGACGTGGTGTTCAGAAACGCCGGTCAGAAGATATACCGCTGATGTCGAACAACGACGACAGGTACCGCAACCCGTGGGCTGAGTGGCAGCACTTGGCCTACCAGGGTGTGAGCGAGGTTCCTTCGGCGATTGCCGCGAACTTCTTTACCGGGTACACGAACGGACCCGCGAAGGTTCTGGCGTCGTTTGCTGGCATCTTGTACGCGCAAGATGACCGGCACAGCGCGTACACACCCAACTTGCAAGAGCTACCGGAACCGGCGCCGACACCCGGCAACCCGGTGGTGTCACTGATAGCACCGCCCGAGGGTACGCTGTCACCAACGGACATCATCCACGTTCGTGTCACGAACACAGTGGCGAACGTGGGTATGATTCTGGAGGTCATCTATGGTGACCTTGACACAGGTGTTTCGCACGTGGTGCACACCGGTACGCAGTTCCGATGGAACTACAACAGCCAGGGTTCTAACAAGGTCGATAGCGGCGGCCCTGGCGCGTACCAGACTGACTACTACGTGGAACGCATGGATGGATGGCCGGAAGTGCGAGACCCTGACACGGGCGAACTGTTGCCCATGTGGTTCAACGTGTACGTGTACGACTCGACCGGTGAGGCTGTCTAATGCCCGCAGTGTTCATGTGGGTAGTCACGGGTACCGGGTCAATCGACGCGGGCGCAATCGGGCTTCTGCGCAGCCTGTTGACCGGTCGCGCGAGCGAGCTACCCGAGGGTGCAACCGCAGTGGTGTCAGTGCCACTGGACGGCGCCGCGGAAGCGGACTCGTTCTCTCTTCGCACAGTGCTGGATGGTCTCGAATGGCAGTTTACGTTTCAGTGGAACGAGCGCGCGGGTGCGTGGTTCTTTTCACTGGCTGACGTGAATGGTGACATGTTGCTGGAGAGCAAAAAGCTGGTTGTCGAGCGAGACCTACTCCATGGGCTAGTGTCACAGACACGCCCCGCGGGCACTCTCATTCTGTACGAAGTAAGCGGTGCGTACACCGAAGCCGGGCGCGACTCGCTAGAGACCACACACCAGCTTTGCTACGTCACGTGAACCATGACTGAGATACGCAACCGCAAGTGTTCGGTACAGGTCAACGATCGCGTGGTTGACGGGCTGCGCGTGTCTTTCAAGATCGAAAAAGGCCTCTACCGCAGCGTACCCAACAGCATCGTTGTCAAGGTCTACAACCTCTCGCAAGCGACGCGAGAGCACCTTGACGCGCTGTCGAGAGAACGCGCGCGCGAAACCCCGGTACAGGTCGGCTCAGTGCGACAGCGAAAGCGCGTCTACCTGTCACTGACAGCGGGCTATGAAGGGCTGATGTGCCAACTGTTCAAGGGCGACGTACGACGCATCAAGAGCACGGTTGAAAGCCCCGACATCATCACTCACGTGACGGCTGGCGAGGGTGAAGCATCACTCATCACAGCGCGTGTCAATCGCTCGTTCGCGCGCAACACTCAGCCGTCAGTGGTGGCCCGGTACATCGCTGAACAGTTGGGCGTTGAGCTTGGCAACGCGGCCACGATGCTACAGGGCATCAGGCTTGGCGCGATGACTCGCTACGCAAACGGCGCCGTGCTGAGCGGCAACGCGGCCCGCGCAATGGATGTGCTGTGCACGTCTGCGGGGCTTGAATGGTCCGTGCAAAACAACGCGCTGCAACTGACCCGAGTGCGTGAAGCCGTCAGTGATGCGGTTGTGTTGCTCTCGCCTTCCACGGGCATGATTGGCAGCCCGACACGCGATGATCACCGACTCATCAAGGGCAAGTGCTTCATTCAACCTGACGTGCTTCCTGGGCGCCTTGTGCGCGTTGAATCGAAGTTCATCAACGCAACCATCCGTGTCGAGAAAGTGACCTTCTCGGGCGACACCCATGGCCCCGATTGGTTCATTGACTTTGAAGGCAGACCGCCGCTACCGCCAATGGGTCAGAGGGTCATTCCGCCATGATCGGTGACACGCAAGCCTATCTAGCACTTCTGAGAGACGCGATTGACGCCCGTGTTGAACAGGTCAACACGTGTCTTCCGGGTAAGGTTCTCTCGTATGACCCCGCGTCGCAGACCGCCAGCGTTCGACTGACAGTCAAACGCCCGATGCGTACTGACACCGGTGGCACAACGACTGAGCCGCTACCCGACTTGCCCGCAGTGCCGGTGGTGTTCCCCCGCGCTGGTGACTTCGTGCTGCACTTGCCGTTGAAGGCTGGTGACGGGGTACTGGTGTTGTTCTCTCAGTGGTCAACGGGCGAGTACCACCGCACGGGCGAAGATGCCGTTGACCCTGGTGACATGGAGCATCACGGCATGGGTTCCGCGGTGTGTATCGCGGGTCTGTTCTCGGGCGCGGCACCGGCCGAGGGGCTAGACGCAACCACGCTTCTCATGGGCATACACGACGGCCCCGCGATCCGTGTCACAGACACGAAAGTCACCGTCGGTGTGGACGGTAACCCCGCTAAGAAAGCCGCAAGAAAAGATGACACAGTGAGGGTAACAATCCCCGCGGGTGCCATCGTGGTGACCGTGCCACCGGGCGGGGGTTACGGGGGTGCAGTGGTCAACGTGCCGGTGGCGCCGCTGGATGTTGACGGAACAATCACAAGCGGTAGCGATGTGGTGGACATCACCGATTGAACAGGGTAGGGTGTAAGCCGTGGATATTGCGAACGTAAGACGTGAACAGGTGGACGGGGAGAACCCCGTTGAAGGTGACCTGTACGTTGATGCCGTTGGCAACTTCACCACGGTTGAAGGGGCTGACGAAGAAGCACAAGCGATCACTGTGCGGCTGCGTACGTTCTTGGGTGAGTGGGTGCTGGACATCACCCAAGGTATCCCGTACCGCGAGCGGATTCTAGGTGTGAAGGGTGCCAGCGATGCCACGATTCGCAGACTGTTGTCTGCCGAGATTCTAGCCCGTGGTTCGGTGACGAACATCGTCAACCTGGGCATCACCCGAGTACCGGCACTGCGCACCGCAGAAGTGACGTTTGAAGCGACGTTGAGCGACGGCGGTACGGTGTCACGGACACTGGCAATCTGAGGTCACCATGGCGTTCGGGCTGACATCCACGGGCTTTGCAAAGAAGCTCTTTTCAGACATCCATGACAGCATCAAGGCAGCGATTATCGCGGTGCCGGGGTTGGCGCGCGTCAACCTCGCCCGTGACTCGTTCATGGGCGGCGTGGTTGTCGTTGTCGCGGGTGCCATCTCAGAAGTTTGGGATGTGGCGCAAGAGCTTTACGCCAGTCTCGATCCTGACAGCGCCAGTGGCCGCGCGCTTGACAACGTGGTGGCCCTGGTAGGCAAGTACCGGCGCGGTGCCACTGCAACCCTGGTGACGTGCACGGTCAACGTTGATGTTGGCACCTACGCGGCTGGCACGCTGGTAGCGCACGTCAGCGGCAACCCCGACCTGACCTTTCGCAACCGCGATGAAGTGGTCAAGACGGGTAGCACGGGCAACGTCACGGGTGTGGTGTTCGTCTCAGACACCCTGGGCGCCATTCCAGTGCCCGCAACCACCCTCACGGTCATCAGTAGCGCCTACCCCGGTTGGAACACCGTCACGAACCCCACAGACGGCACAGCGGGGCGCGATGTCGAGACAGACGCGGAACTGCGCTCGCGTCGGTTGGTGTTCAGTGACGCGAACACACTGGCCAACCATCCGAAGGTGGTTGACCTGTTCATCTTTGAGAACGTCACTGACGTGACCGTGGGTACGCTGCCACCCCACTCGTTTGAAGCTGTCGTGTACGACGGCACAGACGATGGGAGCGCGATGACAGACCAAGAGATCGGTGACAGCCTGTGGGCGTCAAAGCCTGCGGGCATTCAGACCGTGGGTGACATCACTCAAACGGTTGAAGATGACAACGGTGCGACTCAAACGGTGAAGTTCAGTCGCCCTACCGTGGCCAACGTTGAT